TACTCGTATCATGCTGCTCGAGGATTACAAGCGTGAGCAGCGAGCCAAGCTTGACCGTGAGCGCCAGGCAGCTATGGAGCGCATTAACCGGGCATGGCTCGACAACAGGGAGGTTTGAGTATGTCTTTGATTACTCGAGTGACGGTACAACAGATCCTCGACACAGTACGCGACACCTACGGTATCTCGTTTAACGAGACGCATACCGGTGGTGGTTGCTGTGCGCTCGAGGCACGGTTAGAGACAGGACATTGGCTCGTCGCCACGGATGAGGGTTTGTGTGGTTTCCGTGAGCGCATCGAGTTCGAGTCTTTCGAGGACAACTACAACGCTCATGCCGGCGACGATCATCGAGCGTTGGGCTGGTTCATAGGGATCTATCAACACAACGAGGATTCGGGCGATTGGATGGGCGGTGACAGCAGCGTCGTGGAGGTTTCGGATTATGACGCTTATGCAGCGGATTTGCCTCGTATGGTTGGGGTGGCTTTGCGGGAGCTAGTCGAGGTTCTGTGATGCCTGTCACAAACAAGAGGTTTCGTGCAGAAAACGCAGGTATTAGTTATGGGGAGGGCGTTAACCTCCCGCACCGTAACATAGCTGACACGGCACAAACCAGCACTAAACACAGGGTTGACAGACCGTTACCGGCACGTTACAGTTGCCAGAATCACCTAACCGTGACTACCAGCAAACATGATTAAATCGGAGGTTTCACTTGACAGATGGTTGAAATCCCTGGACACTGGCTGTATGCCAGCTAAAAAGGGAAGCGGAAGTAAATGCTAGATCAAGACAGACCAGAGCTAACACTGGCGATTATCGAAGATTTGAAGCGCAAAGGGTATTCTCAATCTGAGATTGCCAGCATGTTCGGAGTTACCCGCCAAGCCGTTTCATGGCATAAGCGGACATACGGAGGATCGTTGAATCCACGCGAGATAGTGAACCTGAACTTTCCTTGGAAGGTTTCAGCGGAGCTCGCTCAAGCGTCCATCTGCCGGCAGATCCGTGACCACGGAGAGTACATGGCGACAGGCGGTAAAGGTATGTCCGAATCGAAGCTCAGCAGGGTTCGCACCCTGTATCGAAAGCTCAGGAACGGCAATCTGGTCATCGAGTTCGACCCATCTTTACCACCAGAACCGGGTGTGTGCATAACGGGAGGTTTCGCATACCGGGAGAGAGTCGAATCGGACGGGGATCTGCTGATTCGAGTGAACAAGCACACCAATCTCACAGACGAAGGCCGCATGATCTGGCGCTTCCCACCTGTAGACCCGTAGGAAGGTTTCCTTTGCAACCTCTAGCTCAGATCCCGCTAACGATTACCGGCAAAGCCGGATGGATAGACGCCCGACAGTTCGGTGACGTCCTGTTCGTGTACCGCAGCGTCCTCGTACTTGACAGTGATTTGCTGTACTCGCCGGTAGCGCGGCTGCTCGAGCAGGTCCACGACGTTTTATTTGACTGCGTGTTCAGCGACGACAAAATGATGTTCGGTAAAGCGCAATGGGCGTGGTACAGATTAGGAGAGGTATGACAGAGCACCGCAGCGTGTCTCAGTTGAAGCTGTATGAGCGTTGCCCTATGGCCTACAAACTGTCTCGTATTGACAAGGTTTGGCGGCGACCGGCAGCGTGGCTAGGTCAGGGCTCCGCAGTGCATGAGGCGGCAGAAGCTTTCGAGCGTTCTGGACGGACCTTGACTGTGGATGAAACGCAAGACGTCTTTCGTGAGTCTTACCAAACCCACATCAACGAGGCGTGCGAAACCACACCTAACTTCGAGTATTGGTTTGCGTCTGGTCCGTATGCCGGCGCCACCGATATCGAACGCAGATACAACATCGGGCTCGAGCAGTGCGTCAAATACATCGACTGGTACACGGCGCATCCTGACGAAGTGATCTGGCTGGCACCGGACGGCACCCCAGGTATCGAAATCGGATTCGATATCGACCTAGACGGTGTGATGGTTCGAGGGTTCATCGACGCAGTAATCGTCAAAGACGGCGCTGTCATCGTCAGGGATAACAAGACCGGAAACAGCCCCGGGGATGACTTCCAGTTAGCGGTGTACGGTGTCGCTCTCGCAGAACAGTTCGGTATCGACCCACCGCAGGTCGGTGACTATTGGATGGGCCGTTCAGGTAAGCCAACGGTCCCGTACAAGATCGGTGCATGGACCCGCGACAGGGTTGCGGAGAAGTTCGCGGAACTAGAAGCGAACATCACAGCCGGAAGGTTCGACGCCGATCCTGAACCGTCGAAGTGCCGTTTCTGCGACGTCTCTTACTCTTGTGAGTTTGCGACTTGACAATGGCTTCACATAGTTGCCACGAAAAGGGGTGGTTTCTATGTCCCGTCTGTCAAAACGAAGTTCTCGAATATCTACAGAATTGGATGGTGAAAATGCCTGAGTACCGCAAGTCAATCCCGTTAGACGCAAACACAGAGTATTGGTTCGTTGAACTGGGTGTTTTGTCTGCGAGGCACGGTGGCGCCTCGTACCCGTTCCCAAGCTATGAGGCGGCACGCAAGTTCGCGTTCGCCCATAAGCGCCGCGATATCGACCGGGACGTATCAGTTATTTACCCTGACGGGTCGCAGCACCCGATTTTGTGGCATGACGTCGCCGGTCAAGATCCTGAACCGTATGTCAGGGATGACCTGCTAGGTGACAACCAAGTCGAGCAGCAGGCATTTCATCCCGTACCGGAGCCGATCATCACAGATCGCATAACCCGTATCCAGAGAGGGGTCTGAATGACCGACACCGACATTATGTGCTGTGTTTACTGTGGAATGTTTGTCGGTACGCAACCTGGTGTTACAGCAGTTATTTGTGATGACTGCGAGGACAGTTTTTACTCAGACGATGAATCGTTTTGGGACTATCAACGGGAGGTCTGATTTTAACGCCACTCCAATCCCTGCACATCAAAGGCAACGCCGGCGATCCGCTACCGCAGGTGTGGGAAACCCTCGAAAACAAAGGCACACGGTTCCTACGAGGACAACTGTGCCTGATCTGTGCAGGGCCAGGTGTGGGGAAGTCAGCAATGACATTGACGTATGCGTTGAAAGCGTCCGTGCCGTGCATGTACTTTTCCGCAGACTCCGACGCTTTCACCCAACTGTCCCGCTCGCTGTCGATCCTGACTGCGTGGGGGATGGACCGATCCACCAAAGCTGTACGGGCAGGGGATCTAGGTGAGGCAGCCGACGAGTTCGCGGACATTCCGATCCGATTCAACTACTCAGCGTCACCTAGTTTGTCTCAGATCGAAACGTCGCTGCTGGCGTATGACGAAGTGTACGGCGACTACCCGGCGCTGGTGGTGGTCGACAACATCACCAACGTCAGGACCGGTGGCGACAACGATGATGACCCGTTCTCAGGGCTCGAAGCTCTGATGGATTATTTGCACGACATGGCCCGGTCTACTGGTGCTTGTGTGATCGGGTTGCATCACGTCACCGGAGGCTACAACGATGCCGACAGGCCGGTGCCGTTGTCTGCGGTGAAAGGTCAGATCGCCAGGGTTCCGGAAACAGTCCTAACTTTGCACAAAATATCTGACGAGTTCGGGCCTGCATCGTTAAGGGTGTCGACGGTCAAGAACCGGTATGGGAAAGCGGACCCGTCCGGTAACGATTTTGTGTGCCTCGAGTTCAGCGGCGACAACATGCAGATTAAGGACCAATTGTGAATCTTGATTTTATTTTGGCTTTCAGTTTGTTCGTGTTCATTTCTGTGACTGTGTTCTTTGTTGCGTTGGATTCGCGGTGACCGACTGTATTGAGTGGCAAGGCCACTTAAGCCCAGAAGGTTATGCGCGTAGAGGGCACGTCTACGTTCACCGCGAGGTCTACGAGGCGCAGCACGGCCCGATACCCGCCGGCTTACAGATCGACCACCTTTGTAGAAACCGGAAGTGCATCAACGTAGACCACCTGGAAGCTGTTACGCAGCATGAGAACATTCTGCGCGGCAATTCTATGTCCGCGATCCATGCACGCAAAACGCACTGTATTCGTGGTCACCAATTCGATAGCGAACGCAGAAGCAAAACCGATAAACCTTGGAGGGTTTGTTCAACATGCGCCAAGCTCCGCGAAAAGCAAAGAGGTACCCGCCCAACAACGTCCAAGCCAAAAGAAAAGCCTGCGTAGATTGTGTTGACGAGGGGATCGCTACGGCTCGTAAGGCGCCGTACCCGGGTCCTCGCTGCGCCACACATCACAGGGCTCGACGCACTGAACGTAAAGCAAACTCGCAAGAGCAAAGGTGGATGAAAACGTATGGGATCACCGCAGACGAGTATTACCGGATGCACCGATATCAGTTGGGCACTTGCGCTATATGTCAGCGAGCTACAGGCGCTCGAAAGAAACTTAGCGTCGATCACTGCCATGCCACAGGTGTTGTGCGAGGGCTGCTGTGTTCAACCTGTAACGCCAAAGTGCTAGGTCATCTAAGGGACGATATCCAGGCGTTCGAGAGGGCTATCGACTATTTGAAAAATCCACCGGCAGTTCGGGTGATCGGGGAACGAATCACACCGGACATGCGTTGAACTTGACAATGGATGGAGTAAACGTGGATAAACCTCGTCTTTTAGATTTGTTTTGTGGCGCAGGAGGCGCCTCGATGGGTTATCACAGGGCCGGGTTCGAGGTAACGGGAGTCGACCTGCACCCGCAGAAGAACTATCCGTTTTTCTTTGTGCAGCAGGACGCTCTCGAGTACCTAAATGAGTACGGGCTGTACTTCGATGCGATCCATGCCAGCCCACCGTGCCAACGGCACTCCGCTATGAGTAACTGCCGGCCAGGGCTCGCAGACGAATACCCCGATCTGATTGCTCCGGTTCGGGATCTGCTGCTCGAAATGAACGTGCCGTGGGTTATCGAGAACGTCCCAGGTTCACCGCTCAACGATCCGATTACTTTGTGTGGGCAGATGTTTGGGCAGGAGTTGTATCGGCACCGGCTGTTCGAGTCGAACATCGAACTGGACGAGCCGATCCACCCACCACACGTCATGCCGGCATCGAAAGCGGGGCATTGGAAACCCGGGACGGTCATGTCAATTTCGGGGCACATAGCTCCTATCGCTAAGGCCCGGGAGGTCATGGGTATTGATTGGTGTAACCGGGAGGAACTAGCAGAAGCGATCCCACCGTCTTACACCGAATACATAGGAAGGAAGTTTATGACATGGCATTACTGTCACCAATTGTTGCAGTCATCCACCGTTACAACCCGCAGTGGGCGCCACCGACAGATAACGGATACGAATGGGTTTCCTGCCTCTGCCCATTCCACGACGACAGCAACCGGTCAGCTTCAATTTCCTATCACCGAAACGCTTTCCATTGCTTCGCCTGCCCAGCCAAGGGTGACGTCATCGGGTTAATCAGACAACAGGAAGGGGTCAGCTATGCAGAGGCTTTCGCAATCGCAGAGAGCATTTCTGAGGGAAGCTACACACCGCTATCACCTAACCCTCCCCGGCAGTCCCGCCGACGAGTATTTGACGTCGAGGGGTTTGGGGTGGCCCAGCCTGAAAGAACCAATGGCCCGGTTCCAGTTGGGGTTCGTAGCAGACCCTCTCCCTGGACATGAGCAGTACCGGGGATTCCTCGCTATCCCGTATCTGCGTTGGTCCGCTGACAAAGAGTGGTCGGTGGTGTCGATGCGATTCAGATGTGTTGAGGACCACGAACACACAGGGCACGGCAAATACATGACTGTGGCCGGTGACAGGCCAAGGCTCTACAACACACTGGCGTTGCTTCGACCGTCACCGGTTGTTGCTATCACAGAAGGGGAGTTCGATGCGATCACCGCTCAGGTGTGCGGCTTGCCTGCTGTGGGTGTCCCGGGTGTGCAGGCGTGGCAGCCGCATTTCCGTGAACCGTTCCTCGGTTACCGGGACGTGTTCGTTTTAGCTGACGGTGACGACGCCGGGTTGAAGTTCGCTAACGCTGTCGCAGGCACATTACCTAACGCGAAGGTCATCCCTATGCCGGCAGGTTCGGACGTCAATTCGTTCGTAGGTAAGCAAGGCAAAGAGGCACTACTAGAGAGGGTGAAGTGATGCAGTTCGAGGTCAGTTGGAAGTTCGATATCGACTTCCAGAATCCGTTCAACGTGTTTAAGCGTCTCGATGAAGTGCATGACTATGTGTGGGAAGGGGAGGATCAGGATGAGTGAGCCGAAAACGGTTGCGGAGCAGTTAGATGCAGCCCGGTCCGGTGATGAGTTCAAACAGGTTCTCAACAATCTGTTCGGCGCACTGGAAGCCTCTATGGATGACGATGAGTGACCCGGTGAGCCCTAAGCACTATCAGGGGTTCTCGAACGGCGCCCAGGTGATTGACATTACTGAGTGTTTGAACTTCAACCGGGGCAACGCCGTGAAATATGTGGCTCGCGCTGGCCGCAAAGCTTATGCCCAAGAGATTGAGGATCTGCACAAAGCTCGATGGTACATCGACCGGGAGATTGCTCGCGTCATGTCTGAGAGGAACAAGTGAGTAAACGCATAGTGGTTGTGAGTGATTCACAGATCCCTTACCACGACAGGAAAGCTCTAAAGGGAGTGGTCAAGTTCATCGGTGACTACAAACCGGATGAGGTTATCCATATCGGGGATCTGATGGACTTCCCGCAGCCGTCCCGCTGGAACAAAGGGACAGCCGGCGAGTTCGAGGGCTCGGTGTTCGAGGACTGCGAACAAGCTAAACGGCAGTTCCTCGAGCCTTTGCGGAAAGTGTATGACGGACCTGTCGGTGTCCACGAAGGTAACCACGACGAACGAGCCCGGGTTTATCTGTCGAAGTACAGCCCAGCACTGGCTGGGACTAAAGCGTTCAACATCGAGACGCTGCTGGATTTCGACGGGTTCGGTGTCGAGTTGCTGCCGACGTTTTACAAGATCGCCCCGGGCTGGATCACCACGCACGGACATTTAGGTGGCATCAAGTTGTCGCAGATCGCCGGTCAGACTGCGTTGAACGCGGCGAAGAAGTTCCAAGCCTCAGTGGTTATGGGGCACACTCACCGGTTGGCTATCAGCCAGCACACCTTCGGGTACGGCGGGGATATCACAAGGCAGGTTACTGGGTTTGAGGTTGGGCATCTGATGAATCAGAAGCTCGCTCATTATCTCAAGCAGGGTACTGGTAACTGGCAGCAGGGCTTCGGGTTGCTGACTGTGGATGGTCAGCATGTCAAACCGGAGCTTGTTCCTATCAAACAAGGCCGTTTCACCGTGGACGGCAATAGCTGGGAGGCGAACTAGACAATGGCTGGCGTATTGGATATGTCTAAGGAAGTTCACAAGGCCGCGAAGTCTGTGGCTTTTCAGTGGCCTGGTGTGGTTGAGGCCGACGATCTGGAACAGGAGATTTATTTGCATCTGATCGAACGTCCGAATGTTATCGACACGTTGCTGAACGATTTCGATGATAAGCGGCGTCTGAGCGCACTCATCAAGCTTGGGCATCAGATCGCTGCCGGCGAACGAGCCGACTACGAAGTGTTTTCAGGCAACTTCAAGTATTCGGTGGATGACGTCAAGCGGAAGCTGAAATGGGCTTCCAACAAAGGCGCCGCAAAGTCTATTGGCAACCTGTCGATGGACAACGATTTGAAGGCCGGTATGTCGAGGTTGGAGGAATCTAACCAGGGTTATGCAGAGGCTATCCGGTTGCGTTACGAGGAAGGGGTTATCCCTTCCGGTGCGGACCAGGATCGGTTGAGTCACGCGCTGACTGCTCTGACAACGCAGATGAACCGTTCGCATAAGCAGCAGTATGTGGACAGCCCTGACGGTCCTGGGACTCGCAAGGTGATGAGCCGTGCAGCGGCTATAGCTCACACTAACCGGGAGTACAACGGCGAGAACCTGAATTGGGATCGCGCATGAACAACATTGACGAAGCACTAGAAGCTGACCGCGAAAGCCACAACCCATTCCCCATCGACCAGGAGTGGCTTGCGCTGTTGAAAGAGTTCGGGCACTGGCAATGACAAACATCATGGACGAACTGTTCAACGGGCTCCCACGCTCCGAATTATATCGGGCGTTGGTGTTTAAGAATCTGTTCCCGCATGAGAAACCAATGCTGATCGGCAATTGGTCTAAACAGGACCGCGAAATGTTTTGCGGTGGAGAGTTCACGAAGGGCTATAAATGAAAGACGTTAACTGGGGTCCTACCGGGCAGCTTGTGTACGAAAGGACGTACTCGAGGGTCAAAGCTGACGGCAGCAAAGAAGTGTGGCCGGAAACGGTTGAACGGGTGGTCGACGGCAACCTCGCGTTGGTTGACGCGAAGTTCCAGCTTGACAATGAACGTCAGGATCTTATCGACATGATGACCGACTTCAAGATCCTGCCAGCCGGCAGGCACTTGTGGGCCAGCGGTGTCACCAACGCGCAGCATTTGTTCAACTGCTGGGTGGCCGGGTGGACCGACCGACCTTCGGAACATTTTGAGTTCACGTTCATGCGGCTCATGGAAGGTGGGGGAGTTGGCGCCTCGTACAGCAACAGCAACCTGACGCAGTACCCGCCGATCCAACATTTCCTCAGCGTGGAGATTGTCTGCGACGAGGACCACCCTGACTTCCGCGACATTGCCGAAGCCGGGTTGTTGTCAACGGAGTACAACTCTGATTGGGCTGGCGCCTTCCAGATCGAGGACTCCCGGGAAGGGTGGGCTGCCGCCCTAGTCGATCTTATCGACACCCACTACCGCGCAGACACCACGCATTTCCAGCGGGTGTATGACGTCAGCCGGGTTCGGGCAGCAGGAGCCAAACTTAAGACGTTCGGCGGTAGGGCTTCCGGCCCGTTGCCGTTGGCGCAGATGCTCACTGAGGTCAGCCGCATCCTGTCAAACAGGGCTGACGGTGTGCAAATGCTCGACGGTATCTCCGCTATGGAAATCGACCACGCTATCGCACAGTGCGTTGTCGCTGGCGGGGTGCGTAGGTCTGCACGCATGGCAATGATGCACTGGTCTGATCCGCAGATCGAAAAGTTCATTGATATCAAACAGTCAACCGGGTCGCACTGGACGACGAACATCAGTGTCGAGTTAGATGACGAGTTCTGGTATCAAGCCAAACAGGGTCCAGCGTGGTACGCCTCGAAGGTCCTCGAGAAGCTGTCTGAGGGTGCTGTCCGCAACGGCGAACCTGGCTTTTGGGACTCGTCGCTGTCGAACGTCGGTGAACCTAACCGGGTTGTGTGTACGAATCCGTGCGGTGAAATCACGTTGGAGCCGTGGGAGCCGTGCAACCTCGGTCACGTCAACTTGGCTGGGTTCGTGGACCGCGCCGGCAAAGTTGATTATGACGGGATCTGGCGTGCCCACGAACTGATGACACGTTTCCTGATCCGTGCCACGTTCAGCGACGTCGGTGACCCAAAGAGCCGTGAGGTTCTGGACCGCAACCGCCGTACCGGTGTTGGGCATTTCGGTGTGGCGAGCTTCCTTGCCATGACTGGCAAGAAATACTCTGAGGCACACAACGACAAGACGTTTCGGACGTTGCTTAAAAATCTGGCTAGGGGAACTGATCTGTCAGCACAAAAGTTCTGCCACGACCTACGCATCCCTGTACCGGTGAAACTCCGCACGATTGCACCTACCGGAACTATCGCCAAGATGCCCGGTGTGTCAGAGGGTGTGCATCCGATCTTCGCTAAGTATTTCATCCGGCGTGTCCGGTTGTCGAAGGTCGACCCCGATCAAGTCACAATGATTGAGAAGTATGAGGCTGAGGGCTTCGAGGTTGAGGATGACATTTATGCCGCTAACACAGCGGTAGTTGCTATCCCAACTAAGGACAGTTTGGTTCAGGCTGTCACGGATCGTTTCGGTGACGAAAGTGAACATCTAGTCGAGGCTGTCGATGACCTGTCATTGAACGCTCTGCTGGGATTCCAAGCTATGTACCAAGAGTGCTGGGCCGATAACGCGGTGTCCTTCACCGCGAACTTCGACCCTGAGCAGTACAGCGCGGAGCATGTGGCCGATCAGATCCGTGCGTTCGGTGGCCGCATCAAGGGCGGGACGATCTTCCCTGAGGCGTCCATGCCGCAAAGCCCTTACGAGCGTCTGTCTCGTTGGGAGTACGAAAGTGCCGTCGCTAAGCAGATCAGCGACGGCATCGACGAGGACTGCGCTACCGGCGCTTGTCCTGTTCGCTAAATGCTTCTGTTCCGTCGATAGCGGAACGAAGGAAATATCAGAACACAACAATGGAGGTAACTGAATTGACCGATATCGACCCGTTTGAGGACAGCATCGAGGACAGCACTGACGCTGCGCCGTTTGAGGCGCCAGCCCCTAAGAAGGCTGCCGTGAAGAAGGTCACTGTGAAAGCTGACCCTGACAGTGAGGGGAAGCTGACCGTCACCTTGAAGGGTGGTGCTGGTTTCGACGCTCCGTGGATCGTGGTTCACGCCGCGAACGTCGATGATGCGCTCGAGGTTTTCCAAGGTGCTGCCGGGAAGTTGGCTTCGCTGATGGATCGGGTGCAGGCAGCCGGTAAGCACTTCACCGGGCTCGCCCCGGCGAAGGCCACTGGCGGCTCTGGTGGGGCACCGGCACGCCCGGGCGCTGAGGCACCGGAGGGCACACCGGCAGCGCCGGGACCGGACTGGACGTACAAGAGCGGCGTCGGGAAGAACGGCAAGACGTGGAAAGCGTGGATGCCGCCGCGTGGTTCTGACGCGCAACCTGTTTGGCTGTAACTTGACAATGGCTTGGGGGGAGGGCTCGGAATCCTCCCCCCAGCCGCACCAACCAGAGAGGGCAGAGTGGACGACGTAACGCTCACCGAAATAAAAATCACCCGCAGCATAGACGAGCGGGGCCGGCAACTGTTTTCGGTCGAAATGAACCGCGACTTCAACTTCGTTGAGGTCCTTGGGTTGCTCGAGGCAGCGAAGTGGGACATATATCAGCGGATAGCGGAGTGGGGATAGATGACTGACATGCCGACGTTCGTTCAACTGGTCAAAGAGATAGATGCGTTAGTTCGTGAGCGTGACGAACTGCTCGCCCGGGTGACGCAGATCGAAGGGCCGAAGAACGCTAAGAAGTTGACCGCCAGGGAAGTCAAAGAGATCCGGAACTTGTGGAGAAGCACCGCGAACACTCAGCGTGATATCGCTGAAATCTATGACGTTCATCCGGCGACGGTTTCTCGGATCATCCGTGAGCAGTATTGGAAAGGCTGACAGTGACCCAGCATAGGCACACCGTTGACGGGCAGGAAGTTCTCATCAACGTGATGGAGGTCGATGATGACCTTGACGTTTTCCGCGAGTTCATCCGTAACAACCGTGTGTTGGCTGTTGACTCTGAAACTACCGGGCTTGACATTTACTCCGACGATTTCCGTTGCCGGGTGGTGCAGTTCGGTAACCGCCGTGAAGCGTGGGTGATCCCTGTGGAGCGCGGGTTGGGTTTCATCGAGGTCGCTCGGTGGGCTTTGCAGATGGTGGGCGGCATGGTGATCCATAACGCCTCGTATGACCTACAGGTGTTCGACCGCTGCCTTGGTGTGCCTATGGCTGATCTGTGGCCGAAAGTTGAGGACACACGGATCTACGCACACTTGGTTGACCCTCGAGGTAAATCTGAGGGCGGTGTCGGGCACTCGTTGGAGGATCTGACTCGCCATTACATTGACGCTGATGTAGCTGACGGTGTGAAAACTCTGATGACTGATCTGGCTGCCAGCATGTCGACCACGAAATCGAAAGTGTGGAAGTTGGTTGAGTTCTCCAACCCGCAGTATCAACTGTATGCGGGGATGGACACCATTTTGACTGCGAGGTTGCGGTCGAAGCTTGGGCCGTTGGTTCCTCCGGAGTCACAGAAGTTAATCCGGTACGAACACAAACTGGCTGAGGTCTGTTCTTCGATGGAGCGCACCGGGTTTCTGTTAGATGTGGGGTACACCCGGGATCTTGCTGACCGCCTCGAGGATATGGAGGAAGCGTCGGTGTGGAAGGCCGGGAAGTTCGGCTGTGAGAACGTCAACTCCACTGAGCAGGTAGCTGATGTTTTAGAGGCCCGGGGTGTGTATATCCCTGAGCGGACCCCTTCGGGGCGCCGGAAGGTTGACAAAGTTCTGTTGTCGAGTTTGGTGTCTGCCGGCGACGACTTCGCTGAGGCTGTCATCGACGCTAAGAAGGCTAGGAAGTGGAGAACAACATGGGTGAGTGGGTTCCTGACACAGATGGATGGTGCTGGGAGGTGTCACCCGTCGATCAATCCTTTACGGGCAAGGACAGCCCGTATGTCCATCACCGGGATTCCTGCTCAAACCCTACCTGCCGGGGATTGGATGATCCGCAGGTGTTTCCTCGCTGACGAGGGTCAGGTGATGGGGTCTGTGGACTATCAGACGCAGGAACTTAGGGTGTTGGCGGGTCTTTCGGGGGATCAGGTTATGCGGCGTGCTTTTGAGACGGGTGCGGATCTGCACCAGATCACCGCCGACGCTTCCGGCGTTGAACGGAAGGTCGGTAAAACGGTGAACTTCGCTTACGTTTACGGGTCTGGTCCCAGGAATATCGCGGAGCAGTGCGGGGTGAGTGTCAACACGGCGAAGTCGGTTATTGCCGGGTTTGAGTCGGCGTATCCGAAAGTCAAGGTGCTGTCTCAAAGGTTGCAGCGGGAAGCTTTACGGGACGGGTATGTCACGACACCGTTTGGGCGCCGGTTGCCGGTGGATAGGGCACGCCCTTACGCGGCCCTAAATTATATGGTGCAGTCCTCGAGCCG